TTAAATTTGGCTACATCGCCACGCATGGGCTTGCCCAAGGGAACTTCACGGCCTTGATACTTGGCTTCGTCCATTTCGCCTTCGGCCATGTCCTGTTCATCCTCAGCACGTTCTTTGTTGGACTCAATGTAGTCAGCGGCTGTGTCCACATAGTCAGCAGCTTTGTTGATTTTGCTTTGTACCCACTCAGGCATGTTTTCGTTGTCGTCTAGCATGCCGTTGAGTCTGCGAGCAGCACGGATGATGGTGTATAAGTCATCCTTGGCCATGTCACCTTCGTAGTCGTATTCACCAGAATCCTGTGGCTGTTGTTCGTCAGAGTAGTCAGACTCTTCAACTTCTTCCACTTCTTCGTTGTACACACCTTCCAGCAATACTTCACCTGCTGTGTCTGCGATGTAATTCCACTCGTTGAGCACAGACACAATTTTTTCTGTGGCATCAAGCAAGATAGCATTTTCTTTCACTGCCAGCACATAGGTTTCTAGCAGTGTGCCATCTTCTAACTCAATGGCAAACGAGTCGCCCTGGTCGGGCTGACTCATTCTCTTTTCAGTTTCAGCGATGTATTGCTTGAGACTCATTGTTAGGCCTTGAATGATTTTAACTCTGCGTACAGTTTCATGCCAAGGTCCTTGCTTTCCTTGACATCTGCTGCGGATTCAGCAGGACCAAACGAACCACGACGTGGATCGCGGTTGACCACAGGCACTGTGGTTTGACCAGTTTCCTTGGGCTTGTTCAAACCGCCGGCATATAGTTGTAAATGAGGATCGTCTTCGCCACCCTTTTCAGTGTTGGTTGGCCAATCAGGAGCATTTTCATCTACCATTTGTTCATCGCAACCACAGTCAGCTGAACCGCACACATCGCAGGTTTCGCCATGATCGTGAGCAGCACCCTGTAGTCCTGCTAGGTTCAACAACTGAGCCAACTGTTCTGCTGCTTCGCCCTCGGCACTGACAGTGATGTTCTTGTGTGGCTGACCGTTTTGGTCCACACTCATGTTTACACTCACATTCATTGACTCAGAAATCATGTTTTCAAGCTCACGATTCATTGAGTCATAAATGCCCTTGCCAAATGTGAAACCACCTTTGCTTTTGCCAGTGGATGCGGCAGGTGCTGTGGCCACAGATCCTGAAGTTGTTGTTTCTTCAACATCTTCTTTTTTCTTTTTCTTCTCAGGCAAGCCCTTGTGCTTGGTAGCAGCATAGTCTTCGACGTCGCCTTTCTTCATAGTCTTGGCAACTTTCTTGAGTTCTTTGCTGGCACCAGGAATCTTCTCGCCTTTTTGCATTGCGTGTGCCATGCCCATGAAACGCTGCTGAGCCTTGCTCACTGCCTTTTCATCTAACTCTTCTTTGTCTTTGCTGATTTTGTAACCAGCTTTCTTCAACACTGCCATGGCATGCTTGAGTTCGTTGCTGTCGTGATCAGCTTCTTTGGTCATTAACTTTGACTTGCCACTTGGTCCTTTGGCACCCATGGCTTTGCCTGTGCCTTTTGGACGTCCACGACGCTTTTCGCCTTTGGGTGTGTCATCATCTCCAGTATCAGTTTCACCTGTCTTAGGATCATACTTGCGTGTATGCTTGATGCCCGTGGCTGTTTTTTCAATTTCACCTTTGTGGCCTTGAACTTTCTCGCCGGTCTTCATGCCTGAGCGACGACGCTCAACATCTTTGAGCATGTCATCCCAACCTTCGTCGAGTTCTTCCTCTTTGTGCTTGCCTGCTTTCTTGTCAGCAGCAGCCTTTTTCATTGACTCTTTGCGATTGCCATCCTTGTCAAGATCAATGTAGTCAGGCTTGGCTGCTTCGCGAATTTTTTCCATGTCGCCGTCACCATCGAGGTCAGCTTGTTTTTTACCAGAGGCACGAGCTTTGGCCAGTTGACCGGTAAAATAATTGCCTTCTTCTACATCAGCTTCTGACATTGGCTTGTTGTGACCAGGTTTTTGACCTGTTTGTGGCACACCAGCTTTCTTTTGTAAGTCGCGAATCATTTCTTCGTCGGAACCATGACCCAGCTTTTCAATGGCTTTGCCAGCAGCTTGCTTCATCGCACCGCCGACTTTTTTAACTACATCACCGAGACCTTCTTCAACGTCTTCTTTGGCACGCAGTTTGGCCAGCACAGCACCAGCTACTTTCTCACCACGCTCTTTGGAGCCATAACGCTCGCCTGCTGACTTGGCAATCTGTGCGAATGCCTTGCCAGGCTTGCCAATATCTTTGCCGGCACGAGCTTTCTTGGCAGAGTAATCACCGGTGGCACGTTCTGCCACAGCACCCTCATTGAGTTGTGCCTTTGGTTTGGCCAGTTCGGCCATTTTTTTGTTTAGATCATAAAAGAAAGTCATTTGTTATTATCCTCGTGGGTTGCGGCCGGTGGCTGGCTTTGGGGGACGCTTGACTGTGCTCATGGGACTGTGTGTGCCTTGTGGCAAGTCGTTGGTAGTTTCTGCTGGCTTGGTTTTTTCACCAGCAATGGTAAAATCAGAACGATAAGCATTCTTGAGCACAGCATGATCATAAGGACCAGTGGCGTAATCTTTGCTTAATGCTTTTTGTTTCTTGTCAGGTGCAGGGTAATCTGTGTCATTCAACAAATCTTTGTTTTCGTTGTCGATCTTTTCACGTTCTTCTTCGTTGTTGTCTGAGTAACCATCAGTCTGCATCACAACTTTGTTGGGATCCATGCCCATGAGTTGAACAATTTGTCGAACCTGTGGCTCGATGGCTGGATATCTAAACTCTACGTCAACAATTGTCAAACGTTGATTTTCGTAAGCAGGAAAGTCTGGAGTGCGACTTTGTACAGGAGTGGTTTTAGCATCACTCATTTTGACAACGTCAAATTGTTCCAACTTTTGTTTGAAAGTTTTTAGGAACTCTGACGGCACGTCACCTACAAATTTGATGCGATAATTGTAGGTTCTTTCGCTTTCGATCAAGTAATCTCTGAAATGTTTCATGGCAATTCCCTATATGATATTTATGCTTTATTGCTGTTTTGGTTTCTAGTGCCGATCAGGCGTTCCAAAATATCGTTGCGATTCAAGACTTGGCCTTGGGCTGTGGGAGCGTCAGGTGGGTCCTCGCCTTGAATGTCATGATCCAGTTTCATCTTCTTCATCTGTAACTCGATCATTTTGAGTTTTTTGTTCATCTTGGCCTGTTTGGCTGTGATAGCATGTCCCAACATGTTTGACGCCACTGAAAAGATCTCGCTGGCAAATCTGCTGTCTACGTTCATGCCCAGATCCATGAGATCTTTGTAGCTATCTTGAGCTAACTGTGCCAAATCGTCCATTTCTTTGTCTGAAGCATCCAGCCCACGCACAGCAGGCAGGGCATTGTCAATTTTGTCTATAGCATCGTCGATTTGAGCCAGTGTGGCTCGTGTTTCGTTTATAGCTGGCACCGAATCGGTTTCGGGGGCAGTAGTGGGGAGATCAAATAGTTCTTCAAGTTTCCGCGTCATGCGGATATTTATGGCGTTATTTCTTACCGTTGTGGAACATGTCGTCTTCGGTTATCACCCGAAATGTCAAGCCCTGACGCTGGCACCATTTTTGAGCAGCGTCCCATTTGGCATAGTTAATGGCAACCACAGCACGATCACGGCTTTTGGAGTTTTCGCTGATCACACTCTGCCCACGTGGTTTGATTTCAATCAACTCTGCCTTCATGGTATTGTCCCGAGTTTTGTATGTGATCAAAAAGTCCGGAACATAAATGGTTTGTTTACCTGTGAGTGGGTGGCGATAAGGAATTGAAATTGCTTCGCTGGCCCACTGTAGTATGTTATCGTTGGTATCACAGAAGCGCATGAAACTGTGTTCCCAACCTGAACGATATCGTGGACGGCGATTGCCCACATACTTGGCAGGATTTCGTATGTCATAAAAACCCTGTGCCCACTTAGCCATCACTGTCTCACATTACGAGCTGTCCAAAAGTTTGGAGCAGTGGGTTGTAACACACCTAATAGAGTGGCATTGCTACGAACACCGTTGAGATAATAACACAATGCCAATGTTAGTTGTAGACCAACCAACCCTTGTAGCTGTTGAAGTATGGTCATGGCATTGTCGCCACTTTCTTGTGCCACCCTAAACACAGCTGAAGTAAAATTTTCTGCTTGTTCATCAGTGTTCATTACACTTTTGAAATAGCTCAACACAGCATCATATTGATCCGCAGGCACGTTTTCATCATAGTCATAGAATCGATCGTACACATGTACTGTTTGATCTATGGTAGGATTAAATTGGTTTACTGAAGTCATGTTTATCTCGCTATCCTAGCATTTCGTGACAGAGCACTGTTTAATTCTGCGCCGGTGACAGCAGGCGATCTTGTGTCTCCCTTGGGTGGGGTTGGAAAAAATACGCCGTCCAATGTGCCACGTTGTCCCTGAGTTCCGATCACTGCTCTAGTGGCTCCCGGCAATGATCCTTTGAGAATAGTTGTGGCACTGTTTTTAGCATCTTGATTAACAATGCTGCGAATGTCTTTGCCTTTGAATGTTTGATTCACTGCCACGGCCTTTTGAGCAGCACCAATAATTCCGGCCACCGACCCCGATGCTAAATCTTCAGCAATACCAACACCAGCATCAATCAATCCGCCCTGACCTAGCACAGTGGCATTGCTGCCACGTCTAGCGATACTGCTGCGAACTGTGTCATAGTAGGCTGGATCCGCAAAGCCTGTGACATTGGTATCAGGACGAACTCCGCCTACTGCACCAGTGCCATATTTCACTGTTTCATAACGAATGGTCATCCGATTGCTCATGGTGCCATTGCCTTGACTGTAGTCATAGGTATCGTGTTGCCACTCAGTGATCATAGGATTGATCAATATGTAACTGGCATACTTGTGCTGATTCAATCCGTAGATGCGTATGTCTCTAAAAAATGGCAACTTGCCAGGATTGGATCCAGTGGAAATTGCAGCGCCATCAGAATATGCTTCACCCACATAGCCCCAGTCATTGACTGCTCGGCTTTGATCGTAGATGTCTCTGGCATTGTAGTTAAATCCATTGGGAGTTTGTGCCAGTGGTGCTAGGTTACCATTGTTGGGTGCTAGATTGTCATATTTCTGACTGGGATCTTTGTAGTAGTAGGAGTAGTAGCTGTACCACATGTTGCGAACTAGGTCGCCACCATCGTCGTGAAATTCAATCTGTACTGGCTGATAATCAATTTTGGTTTGAATTAGTCGTTTACGATTGTACTGATTCATTGTTTCAACTGACAAACTGTAATTTGGCAGTTGAATGTTTTTGACCATTAGACCTATTGTGGCAACGTCTTGATTGCCAATGGTATTTCTCAGGGCAGGAATGTAAGCTGTGTTGATAGTAAAGAACACATGGAAAAGATATTTGGTACGAGGTACAAGCTCGTAACCATTGGTTAAGAAGGTTTTGCTGGCGTGAGCGTAATCTTTTAGTCCGTCTACACCAGCAAAACCTTTGAGGAAGTCCTGCCCAAAAGCCATGATTAGCCTGTTGCTACGTCGCCAATGGTACGACCAACCACTGCGCCAACACCTTGGCCTTCAGGTACTTGAAGAGCATTGTCGAATCTAATGGTCATTGCCACAGTAGCGGGTTCACTGGTTCCATAGTTCATGTCACCATAGTTGACTTCGCTCAAGTAGCAGCCATAGATTTCCCATGTTTCAAGAGCCACTGGCTCATAGGTTCCATTACCGCCATCAAGCACTTCAAAGCGAGTGGTAAACTTGTAGTCAATGCCTGAGGCAGCTGATGCCATTTCACTGAAATCAAGTTGCTTTTGTAATTGCTCACCAACTAGTCTCGAAACTTGGCCGCCGGCATCGTCACGAAGGTTACATGTGATATCGCCCCAGCTATACTTACCAGCTAATTTAATAGTGGAGTTATAGATAGGAATATCAATTGGTTCAAACGTGACTTGAGGACGTGTGAAGTCCATGACCTGTTTGGTCAGTTCTGTTCTTGGGGTCGACACGCCAAAGTTTTCAAATATCACTCTAAAGCGATATTTAAGTTTGGGCATCAATAGACCTTGGTTAGGATTTGATTGATCACTTGCCAAGGGCACTGTCATTCTTGTTAAAGATGCTACAGCCATGTTTTAATCTCCTGTATGCTTTTATTTATGGCCTTTTGGCCGAGAAAAAAATAGGGTCTCGCGACCCTATTTTCTTTGAGCTAACCATTGTTTAGCCTTGCTGTGCCACAGTTGCTACACTGCTGGCAATTTCACCTGTGTTCTTGAGACGCACAGGAATGTAGATAAATTCAACTGCTTTCACAGGCTCAATAGCTACATCACACCACAATTCGTTGGCATCAATTCTAGCTGGTGTGTTGTTGGTCAAGTCACACACAACCAAATAGTCATAGATACCACGTTTGTTGACCAAGTCAATCATCAAGGAATTCACAGCATTAGTAAATTCATTGCGAGTGATCTGATCGTTGGGCTCGAACAAGAACTGTTTGCCAATTTCTTGTAGTCTACTGCGGATAAACGCAACCAGACGAGCTACGTTGATTCTATCCATAGCTGTGGTCAATGATGTTGCTGTCTTATTACCAAAGTTGGTAATGCCCACGCCAGGCACAAAAGTGATTGGATTGATATCCAACTGATACAGTGTGTCCCGCAAGCCTTGATTGACGCCTAGCGAATTGAATTCGCCAGTGGTTCCGTTGATGTAACCAATTTGTATTGCGTTGTCGATCACACCACGACGTGTACCTGCTGGTGCCAACCATGGGAAACTGACTTCGTCACTGCGAATAATTGTGCGAATCATCATGTGGCTTGGTGGTTGTACCACAATACTACCGCTCAAATCATTGGTCTGGCAGCTTGGATAGAATACACCAACATAAACATCGTTGGATTGTAAACCGTCGCCAGTGCTGATGCCCAATCCATTGTTGTTGGTTGCCCAGGTTTGTATGTTGGTGCCATCAGGTGCCAATCTCAACGGTGTATCACCAATCACAAATGCTGTGTTGTTGCGATCATTGTTGAGTGTGACCATGTTGGGAATCAACTCAGGGTACTGAGGGCAAGCAATCAAGTTGTATTGTAATTGCTCTTCTCTCAGTGTTGTGCTAGAATCAATACCTGCTTTCAATGCTGCCACAATCACAGCACGCTGAGACTGACGTCCCATGTTTGGACTTCCGTCTGCTTTGGTTGTGTTTTGGCTTACCCAAGCATTGGTCACGGTTGGCAGTGAATCATCGGGGAAACTTTGAGCGTTGAAATAATCAACCTGGAAGCTCTTAACATTGTAACCGCTGCGACGTGTGTTGAACAACAACATGCCTTCAGGATACAGTGCTGGATTGGGTGCGTCGAGATCAAGATAATCACTAGTCAACAAAGATTCAATGGTTGGAATTGGATCGCTGATTGGATCTGTTGTGCCATTGGTTGCCCAACGTGCGTCAGCAAACAACACACCATTTTCGGTGACTTGGTCAGTGTTGACAATTTGTACCCACTGGTCGATTCCGTTGACATTCTCCCAACGACTGATCACTGGATAATTTTCTAGATCGCTGTTGTTGATCCACAAATCACCATACACCAATGGACTTTCAGCTGTGTCATTTTGTGTGGTAGGCGCTGTGGCTGAGAAGATCGGACCTGACGCATTGGTCAAGCTCAAATTATAACCACGAACGTCGTTGGTTACATTTTGATAACCTTGCCAAGTGCCATTGTCTTGGATCATGATATCGGCTTCAGTGGTAGCACTGTAATACCACAGTCTGCCATCAGCAGGATCTTGACCTGGTGCTGTTGAACTTGCTGTGTAAGTGAACCATGGAGTTCCGGCAAAGTTTGCCAAGCCAAGCACAACACCAGCACCTGGGTTAACCCCTTTGACAGCAGTGGTGATTCCAGCAGTGGTCAGTGGCGTACCATTTTCGTTGTAAACTACAATTTCACCACCGGCATTGTGTGTAAACACAATGTTACCGGCACTGTTAACTGACGCACTAACATATTGCGAGAAGTTTGTTGTACCAACAGCAGCACTGACTGCGCTTAAGAAATCGCCTACAGTACCTGTACCGCCAATTGTGACTGTTGTACCTGTTTGAACAGTGGTAGATCCAGGAATAGTAGCCGCAATATGGAAACTGTTGCCAACTACAAAAGGAGTTCCAGTTGGTGTGGTACTACCTGTGATAGTTGTAGCACCAGTGGCATAAAATTCATAAATTTCCACTGTGGCTGTGTCTGGTGTTGTGAAACCAGCATTGACTCGGGCAAATGTAGTACCAATTGGAATATTTTTGCCGCCACCTGCTGGATCTAGCGCATATATCGCTTGAGCAGCATTTTGATAAATTGGTACGTTTTGTTGTACCCAGGTTCCTAATGTAGAAGAATATTTCTTGAGCACCAAGTTAGCGCCAAGGTTCACATTGTTCATTTTCTGCCATACACTACCAGTTGGCTCAGGAGCCACATCTGTGGTTCTCCAACGTGGAACTTCGTAGCTGTAGCTAGGATAGAATGCTGGAGCCAAATAATCATTAGGAGCAATTCCCAATGCTGTCAATGGAGTTCCAGTTCCGTTGGAAATAGATACAATACCTTCTGTGGCAGTTGAGCCATCATTTGTGGCAGTTGAATCAGCATAAATTACCAACTTCCCACTGTTCACAGCAGCATAAACACCAGTAATAGCTGCGGTGTTGATGTTGTCTGCTAGATTTCTAACGCTGGCTACACCTGTGATATCAACAGCAACTGTGGTTCCGTTGATGATAATGGTATTGCCCACTGTGAGTGTAGGACTCGATGCTGTGCCCTGAATTGTTGGCCAAGCTGTTTTCCAATCATCACTGCCTACCAACACCCAATTATTATATAGATCGGTTAGGTAAGTCGATGATGAGTAGAACACAGTAGACGAATAAGTTCCAGTGTTTGGACCACCGCGCTTGTAGTAGATTGGGTTTTCAACGCTGGTTGCTGTCACAGCATAATCACCAATTGCGCCAATGCTCTGTAACGGCACGGTTGTGCTTGGCTCAAGATCTGCGGTATCGGTAATCACAGTAGGCACTTGATTGGTAAATGCTGCGGTTGTTTGATTCCACTGGAACAAGCCCCAGGTGGTGTTGGCAGTATCAAGCCAGTAAGCACCGTTGGCTGGGTCGCCTGTGGGTCTGACCAAACTGGCAGTGAGTTCACTGAGATCAATGTCTGCTCGCTGAACATAAGCACGATTGGTAATTCCCAGTGCTGAATAAGCTGCCAATAGGCCGTACTCATTGAGTTCATAACCATTGATAGGAGTTCCACCAGCGGTTTTATAAAAGAATGGTACACCAAAAGTAGCTGATAGGTCTCGCTGACTTGTAATGGTGTAAACTTTGTTTGCATTGGCCTTTAGTGTACCAGCAGCGACGCCTGTACCTGTGCCTGAAATTTTGTTTTGTGCGGTAGCAATTAAAACATAAGGTACCGAATTGGTAGCAGCAGGAATGTATTGACTTTCGTCAATCACTGTTACTTCTACGCCTGGTGATAATAGTGCCATGGTTAATCCTTTTTCTAGATACAATATTTATTGTAGAAGCCAAAAACCATGGTTCATGCGAGCCCTTTGGCAAAGGTTTTTGTTAAATACTCGGTGAAAAGACCTATTTGTTCAGCCTGTAATCAACGCCTGTGTGCTGTGAACTATTACAAGGACAACATCCCTCACTATCGCAGTAGGTGTGAGGTCTGTATTAAGAAAAATAAAAAAGTCAAGGCACCAACACCAAGGTGGCAAAGCAGTGGCTACAAGAAAAAACCCGCATGTGACCTATGCGGGTTCAGAGCAAAGTTTCTAAGTCAACTGTTGGTATATCACATTGACGGTAACCTACACAACGCAGACAATTCCAATTTAAGGACTATCTGCTTGAATTGTGTGGAACAGGTACGTCGACAAAACGTCACGTGGCGTCGGGGCGATCTTGAACCAGACGTTTGACTTGGGTGTACAAGTCGTCCAGTGTGCCGTTGTTGTCTAACACAGCGTCAAAATCAGTGCCCACCCAAGAAGTTTCTGATGCGTGAATCTTGAGTTTTTCCAGTTTGTTTTTGCTGATGCTCCATGAGCTGTTGCCGTTGGGTCCGCGGTTTACACTTTCGGCGGCACTGTACCACTCAGGTTCTTCTCCACGTACTACTCGGACCACAATACCGCCAGCAGATCTAATGGCACGAATTTCGTTGGGAAAACGGCAGTCTGAAATCACAACGTCGTCTCGGCTGTTGCGCAGTTTGTTTTCCAGGCTAGCAATCCAAATATCGTCGTGAAAACCACGACGACAAACTTCTGTGCCCCAAAGTTGTAGCATCAACCGTGGTGTAAGCTCAGGCATATTCAGTCGTTCTGCCCACCATAAATCAATTTGATCACGCCATTCCCGGCTTTGTTTTGTACGCCCTTCCAGCATGGTACGATCCCAACCAAATACCTGTGCCACAGCGTCTTTCAAACTGTTGGCAAATGATTCACGTCTAAATCCATGTAAGTTAACTAGGTAGTCAGCAATTGTGTCCTTGCCCGAACCAATAAATCCACAGATTCCAATGATCATACCAATTCCTTTATTTTTAAATATTCTAGTGCGTCGTGTAGCAAGTCAATTTGACGTCGGCAATCTTCCAATGCGTGATGGCTTGCTGGATACTTATTCAAGCTAGGCACCAGGCCGTAAACTGTGCGGGCATCTCGTATTTTGTAGTACTGCCAAGGCAAAGGCATGCCGTAGCTTTTGTAAGCATGTTCTAAAATGTTGGCATCGTAGGTAGGACCGTTCATCCAAATGCGATTACATTGCCAGCATAACTTGTGTAATTCCTGTAGTGCTTGATCTAGTGGAATTCTGCCTTCAGGATTGAATGCTTCTTCCTGTGCGGCTTTTTGAGTGGCCCACCAGTCAATTGTGCCCTGCTCAATGGTACGGTTTTCCTGGCTTTCCAAGGTAACCCGAGCATAGTATTGTTGCCGGTAATAGCCGCGGGTAAACGGATCAAAGCACTGAGCGGCAATGGTTAAAATAGTGGCTTCTGGGCCTGTGGCAAGACCCTCAATGTCGATCATTACATCCATTGTGCAATTTTAGCACAATGCAACGCTGTTGTCAATTAGCCAATTACCCAAGTCAGCGGTTGTGAGCCGTCTACATAGGTTTTGAGGTCTTCCAAACACTTGTCCATAATGGCTTGACCTTCAGCTTTCATAGCAGCCCCGTTTAGGGTACCGCCGCCCTGTGGTCCAGCAATGGTGCCAAACTTTTCACGGGCTTCACCAATCATGTACTTACAGTTGCCTACCATGTAGTCCCGAATCCATTGTGAAATTTGGAAGTCCGACAACAGGTTGATTTCGGGTTTCAAATTGTAGGTCCACAGCAGCACGTTTTCACCGGTGCCACGCCAGTCACGAACCATTTGTAGTTTTTTGGTCACTGGGTTCCAGGTATAGTTCACATACTGACCAAACATACGTCCTGCCAGTTCCACATACTGAGTGTAGAAATCGTAAGTGGCCAAGCCGCCGGCCACGTTGAAGTTCATTAGGTAAACGTTCAAACTGGCCTGTGTAAACGGGTCAAAGTTTGTGGCATAAGGACCCTGTGAATTACCAAATGTTCTGCGGAAGATCTGTCGTACTTGAATCACTTCCTGGGGCAAAGTATAGATGCTGACGTCTTGTACCAGCTCCAAGAAACTGTAGCTTTCTTCGTAGGCACTCTGTGCTCGCTGACGATACACACCCAGAGTCTTTTGATAGGCTGCTTCGTAGTGGCTGGGATCCAGTTCAACATCAATCATGCCTGAGCCCAGTTGATTTTCAACATAGGTCATCAAGTTTTGTTTTAAAACTTCCAGGGTATTTTCAGCCATATCTTGCTCCAGTGTTGTATTTATTGTTTTGAGCCTTTGCGTATGGGCCAGATCTTTTCGGTCACAGGGTCATCACAGCAGAACTTACACTGCGGAATAGGGTTGTCTAATTCAGCAAAGAACTGTTCACCGCGTGTTTCAAATTCATCCACTGTCAGGGGTCTATAACTCAACATCAACTCACGATCCTCGTCGCTGAGTTCCAGGCCAAACTGTTCATCAAACTCAGGGAACAGAGCCACGGGACCACACTTGTACAACATGCCGTTGATAAAGTGATAACTGCGATGCTGGGCCATGGGGCACACACTGTGAGCACGTTCAGGGTCACTGTTGTGTAATGTAAACCGGCCCTGATCTGTAGTTTTCACCGCACTGGTTATAAACTCGTGTTGAGTCCATATGGGCAACAACATATTTTTACTATCTAAAAAGCAGTAGTCCGCACCAAATCTGTTGTTGTCACGTCCGTGTTCTGTTTTTACAGGCCCGGGCATGAACTCAAGAATGTCTTTGGTAAGTTGTTCCAAGTGTTCGGGATTGTGTAGGCTCACGCCCATCCAGAACTTGTTGGGGAACAGCAAGTCATACAGGCCTCGTACTTTGTTGATGTGATGCCCGTTGGTTAGAATTTGCTTCCAGCAGGGCCACAGTGGACCCAGTCCAGTGACCCAATCTCTAATGGTAGGGTTCAGCAAAGGCTCGCCGCCCAACACCACAATCTGATCTATGTCAAGATACTCTGACCAGCGACGATATGTTTCAGCATGATCGGACCAACGCTGAAACCCGCGAAAATTGTAATTGTTGAAACGATTACAATGATCGCAGGTTAGATTACAGACATTGGTTATGTAAAACTCTACTTTGGGGATTCGAATACGGGCCATGAGCCCGATATTTACCAGACTCTCAGCACCACCAAGTTTTCAGTGCCACGTCCGTTCCAAGCAGTTTCAGTGGCCTTGATGTCCTTGAATGCCTTGCGAGCCGCTGGCTTGCCCACAGCCATGATGGCCTTGAGTTGTTCTGTGGGCTTGCGCAGTGTTTTCTGTAGAGTTTCCACAGTGGAGAATCCAATGATGGCATTGTTTTTAACAGTAAACACTTTGGCATACTCGTCGGCCACAAGGTGGATCAACTTGCGTTTTTTAGCGTCAAACAACCATGCTTCTGTTTTGTCTACCAACTGTGCGGCAGGCAGGCTTTTGAGTTTGAGTTCCGGCACTTCAGCACAGATCTTGAACTTTGCGGCTTTCTTTTCCGGACTCACAGGCTTGACCTTGCGAGGCTTGCGTTCAACCTTCTTGATTTGAACGTAGGAGCCGCAATCGTTGAGCACCAGTTCGCAAAACTTAACACAATTTTTGATCTGTGTTTTGGTCATGTAGTCATAGGCTTTGACAAGATCAGCGTCCTTGCCCTCAACCACAGCATCAAACTCTGCCAACTTGCGTTGCCACACTGCCTTGATGTCGCCAATCATTTGTGGGGCAATGTTCATTGATCGCATCAAGCTCACAGGTTTGTAGTCTGCTGACAGTTTAGCACCTGAGGTAACAAACTCGTCAAACATGCCCTCAAGTTCGCCCATACACTCTGACACCTTTTCACGCAGGCGGTCCTGGATAGTGAGCCTGGGAGTGTCATCTTTGGCTTCTACCACTTCTGTCTGGGGCTCATCTTTGATGGCCAAGAGTTCTGCGATAAGGTTGTCCAGTTTGATTTGTTCGTGCTCGTCCAACTGTAAGCCCATGTCTGCCATACGGCACAGCCAACCTGTTGTGAGCCGGATTTGGCTGTCGGGAATGGTACGAATCTTTTTGGCGTCTTTGGTACGGTCGTGGCGATCCAGGTATCCGGCAATAAAATCCTTGGCTTCTTT